TGTTCCTATAGGATCAAACGCAACGTAGACATTTTGAGTACTCAGCTTACCATCATTAAAATATGCGGATGGATATGCTAATTTTTCCACTTTCGTTACCTCTTGGGATGTTGTTATTATATCATAAATCGAAGTAGTAGACAAGCGTAAAGAACTTTTTTCTTTTAAATCTCACGACAAGATCTGTACGGTCCTCTATGGGAACGATTACCTTTCTTGTTCTGAGAACCGATCGTTTTTCTTCGTACGACTTCTCAAATAACTCCCTTACGATTCTTTGTGTGTCCGTCTCCAACGGAACAAAATCTTCGGGAGCAGTAGTATTTAGAGAAAAAACAATTGCAAGTTCAGGTAACATATTATTCCTCCACGTAAAATATATGGTCACCAATGCGGCCAACCAATGTCATCTTTCTACTAAAACTCCACTCCGGCTTTACATAATCAGCGTGATAGTGTGTAGCACCTTCTGTGAGTCCCCTATACTTCCTATATGAAAGAATATCTTGAGCGATGCCCTTTGACCGCAACCAAGCGTAAGTCTCTACTGGAACGTCTGATTGACCGTCACAGTACCAACTAAACTGACACATATTTTTCTTCGGTATGAAAAGTCCTCGATCTACGCCCCACTCAGACATCACTGCCTGTTTGACGACGCCACATATTGTGGATGGATAACGATCATTCTTCACACGATTGAGCGTCACGTCTGCGACAGCATACTGTCCAGCCAGACTTTCACTACGGGCTTCGTGATAGACATTGAGTGCAAGACACTCAAGTTCATCCGTGGCATTGATCTTAACATTTTCCGCATTGACATATCCAACATATCCAAAAATTGTCAATAGGGTTAAAACACACACACCACGGAAGATCTTCATAACGTCATCCTCAGTAACTTTTCTAACTTCAGAAGTTTTTTCTTTTGTTTGGGCGTAGGATTGTCGCCTGCCTTTCTGCGCAGTTGCGCATATTCTCTGGTCAGATTAGCTTGATATACCATTCTGCATCTCCTCCTCACTATACATAAACCCAAAAGAACTTTGGACCATACTAGGTTGGGCGCTAAAATAGTTTCTAACCATCATGAATGCTCTGCGCAACTCAGGGTCGGTGTCGAGTTCTTTATCTTCTAGGATAGCGAAATCTAGTTCTTCAACAACTATTTTATCAAACTGATCATCATCGACGTAAACGTCTAGGTAAGGCATAGTAGTACTCCACTTTGGTTAATTTATGGAGAATATTATACTATAATAGACCCTACATGTCAATAAATTTTTTGTGAAGAAAGTCGGAAAAAATGACCTGAGATTTTTCGCCAGGGTGGCCGTATGTTTTGAGATCATTGTTTTCAATGGCGATGGTGTATAAATCTTTACCTTTACCTGCGCCCACACGACTGGTGGGTTTAAGATCTGCAATAGAGTCTTTTAACCAAGATATGTATAATGGCATACTTTTTGAAGACGACCTATGGTCTTCGTCTGACACAGAATCGCGTAGGATAGCCATAATGTTTGTCCAACATCGTCTATGGAAGAATCCCTGCACAAGTTTAATGTCCATACTGTCACATAAAAGTTCTAGAGTTTTCATTTTGGTGAGAGTATGCATAACGTCTGTACGTGAGTCATAAGCGGTATCAAACCAATCGTTCATAACACGACGTTTGTTGAGATCGTATATGCCCTCTGTTCGCAGTGGAGAAAATTGAGTGACATCACCTTGTCTTTGAATCTTGATCTCTCTTTCTTTAGGCATATACTCTACGAGCTCCGCCCGTTGAAAGGCTGACCATATGACGACGATGTGTGTGACCGGAGTTTCTTGTCTAGGATGATGGAGATAGTCAGTAACTTCACGAAATATTTTATCATTACCGGCACCACAAGATCCCAAGTTGATATAGGGCATGGCCATTTTACCCGCAAGGATATGAGTGAAAGTCAAGGGCCAATGTGTGGGCGGATTATTATCAAAACCTTTCAGTTCGTCCCCCCAGACGAAACTACATCCTGCGGTCAGTAACATTAATTCTTCTCTTTGTAGTCTTTGATAGCAGCTTTGATCGCATCCTCTGCGAGTACACTGCAATGGATTTTTACGGGTGGGAGTGCGAGTTCTTTGGCGATGTCTGTATTACGGATATTCCCTGCGTCTTCGATATTTTTACCTTTGACCCATTCGGTGAGTAGAGAACTAGAAGCAATAGCACTACCACAACCATAAGTTTTAAATTTCGCATCTTCAATGATTCCATCATCACCGACAAGGATCTGTAATTGCATAACGTCACCACACGCGGGTGCACCGACCATGCCAGTTCCTACGTTGTCGTCTTCCTTGTCCATCTTACCCACATTGCGTGGGTTTTCGTAGTGATCTAAAACTTTATCTGAATACATTACGGAGTCTCTATATCTTCAATCAACATGTCACGCATGGCACGTGCCTGTGCGTCTTCAGGATTATTTACACTGCCACCGTTCACAAACTTATATGCAAGTGTGATGCGTTGACATTCTGTGTATGCAGCGTGCCAACAGTGTAGGTCTTCTTCTTGTTCTGCACCAAAGTAGTAGTGACGACATTGCCAGCCAGGCACATCATCGATCTTGATGATTTTGTCTTTCTGTTTGTCGTAGTATTCGAAGAAACCTTCTCCGGTCTCTGACCACGTGAACAACACTTGGTATGCATTGGCATCATAGTTAGTATGCCAACCCACAAAACCGCCTGGCGGGTAGTAAGAGAGTAATGCAGAAGTATGTGCGCCAAGTTCCGATGCGAAATCGTACTTGACCTTCTGCATGAAGTCTTCCCAAGTTTCTTTATCTTCACGCACCATTTTTGCTATAGGTTGTGCGAAATACCTATCGGGCGGGCCAACTAGACGGTCTCGTGAAAGACATTCTAACAGATATTCATATGAGGTGTAGTAAGACCCCAAGTCAATATCTTTCTCTTCACGATAAGTCCAATACTTTTTGTCATTGTGAGAAGGTTTAGAAAGCATCTCATCGGAGAAACCGTTCAACACATCTAACATTTCTTTATTACGAATTACTACTTCAGTCATTGTCGCGAATAATCACCATTGAGTAACGATCTTTCAGTGTACTTTTAAATACAATCGTATCACCAGATTTTAAATTTAATTGGTCCATCAAGTCATCGTTTATCTCGAAGGCAATTTCTCCCCCTTCAACTTCAATCACTGGACAAATCCAAGAACTAGAAGTTATCTTGCTCGAATTCTTCATTTGCTTTCTTAATGTCTTCTTCAGTACACACACCCATATGTAGTAGGAATGAAACTGTTGAATTAATACCTCTTTGTGTGCCTGTGGTTCGTCCCACCATATATGTTATAAACATGAGTGCGACAGCTATAAGTGTATGCAAGTACGGATCCATTGTTGGACTCCTTATATTTTAAAACCAGCGAACTTTTCACTATCTATTCGCTGACCGGATGTGGAGTTATCAAAGGCTGGTCCATTATCTACTTCTTTATTTAGGGGTGAATCATTTTGATCAACATCAAAAAGTCTCATTTTAGCTCGGTCAATACCCACGACAAACCTCTGATTCATATGAGGGTCGTTATATCTATTCTTTAACTGTTTCACTAAAATCTGATTGTGGGAACTCAGTTCGTCGTTCGAGATAAGTGCGAACATGAGATCGGCGGTTGCGGGTAGTCCAAAAGACTCGGACGTATCTTCAAGCCCCAAGTCATCATTAGAGTAACCAGAACGAGTCGTCTGCGTTGCAGACACGACCGGCACGTCAAATTCCACGGCAAGACCACGTAGCTCTTCAGCAATAGACTTGATATACGTATACGAGTTAATAGCACCGCCCATACTCTTCATTCGGGAAGAAGCACAGATATTCAGATAATCAATAAAGATTAGATCGGGAATAAACTTCTTCTTCAGTTTCAATTCATTCAGTAATGCACGAAAGTGGTTCGAGTGTGCACTACCCGTCGGATACTCTTTGATAATCAACTTACCGTTGGTCTTATCTGCGATACCTTTGACACGGCTTGAAAACATGTCCTTACTCAGATGTTCCAACTGATCTATCGGGACGTTGAGTAGATTCGCATCGATCCTTTCTGCGATACGCTCTTCAGCCATCTCCATAGTGATATAAAGGACATTCTTCCCCTGTGATAGGGCAGCTCCAGCACAATGACACATGAAGAGAGATTTACCGACACCCGTA